TAAGTTTCATTGCTTCTGGCTTAGAGTAGCCTTGGAGTTCAAAAAAATCAATCATATCTCCGCTGGCTCCGCATGGAAAACACTTGAATTTCTGCTTAACTGGATTAACTTTTAAAGAAGCGTGATTATCGGAATGAAAAATACAATTCCCTACCATTTCAGGACCTTGTTTTTTCAACTGAATATGCTGACCTATTACCTCTTCAATTCGATAGTTTGATTTAATTTCTTGGATAGTCATTTGATAGCTTTTTGATAGGAGGGGTAAATTTAGGTTATTTTTATTATTTACAGCGGTATATTATTTTCATCCCTACAAATAATCCCTTTGCCTCCAAGATTGTTGACCATCTGTAAAAAATTAATTTGATTTTCTTGAACACGTCCGTTTATTAATTTGGCTTCGATAGCAACAAAGCAGGCTATTTCAGTTCCAACCATTTCAGGGGTTATTTTTATAGACTTCAATCCTATAATGTCGGAACTACCTGGACATAAACCAGCATCGAAAAAACGAGCCTGCTGTACTAAAACGTCTCCAGCTTGAACATTTACGGTTTGCGGGTGTGAGAATTTTTTTGATTTCCCGATCCAGCATTTGCCAGAATTATTTCTAAATATCCTAATTTTCGGATCTGAACCTAGTTTTAGCATAATTTTTCGGACTAAGTTAGTTTCTTGGGAATTGCTCATAATCCGAATAATTTTACTAATGATTTCAAATCGTCTATTGTTTGACAATTAGGAACAGTTATAAAAACTCCGTTTCCAGCAGTTATTTCGACAAGATTTATTCCTGAAATTTCAATACCTACATTTCCATCTCCCTTTACATACTCTATGAAATTTTCAGTTTCGTAAGTCCATTCGTTTTTTTTAAATCCAATGGATAATATTTCTTCTTCACTCATTTTGTAAATTTTTTATTGATTATTAAGTAGATTAAAATCCCTGCTGTGATTATTAAACCAAATGCAAATGAATCTATTGGTAAAGCATCAGCACAATGCGGGTTGTTAGGTCTAGTTTCGCACCAGCACGGAGAGAATGGTTCTTGACATGGTTTAGGTGGTTTCATATTTTTTTTGTTTAAAATGGAACATAATATTCATGATCTGGCGGTAATTCTGTAACGTGTTTGTCGTGGTCGTGATATTTTCGAATATTAGCCATATTTGTAATTAACTGGATATTTCCGATGTGGTAACCTTTCGAGTTATCAATTCGGTCAACGGTGCAATTTTTACCCCTGTAGCCTCGTTTGATGATGTATCCTTTTACTTGACACCATTCCCGAAACTGCTCCAGCGTGATAGTGAAATCTTTGCAGCGTCTCAGTGCGTTACCTCTAAAATTCACATATCTATCATAAATAGGATCAACAATACGCCTGTGTATAGCGTAATGTTTATGACATAATCCACGCTTTTTAGCACACGGTTTCGATTTGCAATGATAAGCGCAACAATAACGGCCTTCAATTTTCTTAGCTTCTGAAATTTTGAATTCCAGTTTTTTAGGAGTGAACATAGTTAAATTTTAAAAACACCTAATTGATATAATTTAAAAACCAAATCAGCTTCATAAAATGCGTCGTCAGCTCCTCTATGCTGTTCAACGTATCCAATTTCTCCAAAGAAATGTTTATGAGCTTCTTCAAAGTTGGGCCATTTATAACCAGATTTGCCGTTACGGTTTGGAATCTTGCAAATGTCAGTCGATAATTTCATTGGACAAGGTAATTTTTTAGGAAAAACAAAGCCTCTGTCTTCCATAAATCCAAAATCAAAAGCATTATTGTATGCGGTTGCTCCTGCTGGGTACTTGTCTAAAATCGCTTGAATTGTAGGCTTTAAATTAATCAGTTGTTTTGATTTCTGTATTGCCTCCAATGTGATTGTGGAATTTTTCACAATCCAAGAATCTTCAACTTCCTTTCGTGTAATTGGTCTTTCGTGGCACAATTCGTTGAAAAGTATTTTTTTTGCACCTGTTTCCAAATTCAAACCAACAATACCGACTTCAATTATTTTTCCACCGCTTTGGAGAAATCCTGTTGTCTCTAAATCTATTACTAAAATTCTGCTCATAACTGTTTTTTAATTAAATTTTCTCTAATAAAATTCACTTCGTCTGGATGAAGTTTTTTGTCGCATCGAATTAATTCGCCTACTATTTTAAATTCAACTTCCCATCCGTTATCACGGAATATGAAATATGTATCTTCGAAATCTATTTTTGCAGCGTAAATCATAATTTATTATTTTAAGCAAATTTAAACATTAAATTTAAATGTTTACCAATAAATTAAATTTATTTTTAAAAATCTAAATCTTCATCAAATTCGCCTGCCGGCACTTCTTTAAACTGAATTTCTTGTTCCTGCTGTATTCTTAATTTTTCTAAACGCTCATTTTCGATTCGAATACGTTCTAATTCAAGTTTTTCAGCTTTCTTTTCACGAGAAGTAAATATAGCGTTCGCCCATCCTGGTTTATAACCTCTTTCGGCAGCAAGTTTTTTCAAGTCTTCCAATGTTTCGGTTTTTCCCTGCTCTTTTCGTTTTTCCTTACGAATTAAAGTTTCAGCTGTAATCTCTTGCAGGTCGCCTTCAATCTGTTTAGGCGTAGTATCTCGTTTTTTATTGACGTGTCCGCACATCGGGCATACTGGAGCAGGTTCGTAAACGGCAAAACAGCTTTCGCACATGTCAACCCGAATAGCGACTTCTTGGTTTTTCTTACCTCGTTTTTTTGTCTCACCGTCCAATGTCCATTCCTGCACGTCGTATGGCAAGCCGTGACGTTCTGTATTTCCTACGTGGTCCAGAATGAACGCATACGGTTTTTCACTCGCTGCGATAGCTGCCAAACGTCCTTCTTTAGTTTCCAAATCAAAACCTTCGGCATAAACAGGACGTAATACCCTGCCTCGTTGTTGAAAATTCAATCCCTTGCTTTGGGTTGGTCGCAATTCGATTGCTGTAGTCGCTCTAGGAATATCTGTTCCTTCGCCAATAAGATCACACGAGGTCAAGCCGTCAACTGAACCGTTTGTTAATCCATCAATCAGCTGTTTTCGCAAAACGTCATCGGTATTCCCGTCAATTGAATAAAAACGATAGCCAAAGTTTCTAAATTCCTGTGCTACGTGTTCAGCATGAGCAACAGAAACACAGAACACTATTGCAGGTGCGTTTGGACATAATTTGCGATAATGAGCAACAGCCGAGCCAATAATTATTGGCTTATCAACTAAATTCGATAAATCGTTTTTATTGAAATCTCCCATACTGGTATGCACGTCAGATAAGTCTAATTTTTCAGGCGTTCCAAAAATACGGGGTCTCACTAAAAATCCCTCATCCATTAACCAAGGCATATTTTGCCCTTCTATTAATTCATCAAACAATCCACCGCATTTTCTACCCAATCCTTGACCGTCTGAACGAATAGGAGTAGCTGTTACACCAAGTGAATAAGCCTCTGGAAAGTATTCAATAATTTTTCGCCAGCTTCCAGCCGTGGCATGGTGTGCCTCGTCAATTATTATCGTGTCTGGTTCCCAATTAACAGCAGTAAGATAATGCAGCCGTTTAATAATTGTCTGCACACTGGCTACTTGCACATTTGCATTGAAATTTGGCGTATATGCTGGGTTTATCATTCCGTGTTCAACGTCAAACCTGTTTAACGCCGCTGATGTTTGGCGTAATAATTCAACACGATGCACAAGTATTAATACTCGTTTTTTTTTAAGCGATGATTGTTGCGCTATGTATGTGAATATTACAGTTTTGCCACCACCAGTGGGAAGCACTAATAAAACTGATTTTATCATATTTCTGAAACATTCACGAACGCCTGCAACACACTTGGCTTGATAGGTCCTGAGTTGTAGCATAGTTATTTTCTGTTTATAAGATAGTTTAGTAATCCTGATACTAAGGTGTGCATATCAATTCTGTGTCTGTAAGTATGAAAAAAATATTTTGCAAAGTATGCATGTGTTTTGCGTTATTAATTATGCATGAATCTCTGTAGAAAACTGTAAATTCAAAATCTTTATTTTTATGAATAAATATTTTAAACCTGCCCAATGTGTAACAAACATTGTTGTATTCGAATCCAGATTTTAACAACCTTTCTTCAGTCAACAGGATTGGAGTAAATTTATTTGCGTATTTAAACCAGTCTTCTCTCATTTGATGATTTCCTCTGTATCTAGGAAGGTGAAACTTTCCTGTATCTATCCAGTTCCCGATTCTTAATTCATTAGCCTCCATTATACTTCCTGTTTTTCAATTAATACTTCAATGGCTAAATTTATTTTAGCTAATGTTTTAAAGGCTTTTGGGTCTTCTTTCCAGTTTTGCACGGTTGTTTGAGGAACTTTCGCTTCTCTTAGCACATCATATATGTTTAATCCTTTTTCCTCGCATTTTTCACGAATAATTTCAATCTGAGTTTTTGCTTCCATTTATATAGTGTTTTAATGTTGTTGCAAATATAAACATTAAATTTAATTAAAAAAGTTTTTTTATTCGAAAAGTTTGTTATAGGTTTGCAGAACATAATCACAAAAATATATAGAAAATGCAAGATAATTGGAAAATAGGAACTAACGATAGCGAAACGAATAATCGGAGAAAATGACTAACGAGCAATACCACTCCGACACGTCCAGTATTTCAAAGTCAGGGCTAGACATGATAGAATCTAGTCCACTTGATTACTGGTGGCATTATTTGCGTCCTGAGCGTGAAAAACAGGAACCTACCAAGGATATGAAATTCGGAACAGCCGTACACTATGCAGTTTTAGAGCCAAACGAATTTCAAAAAACTTACGTTCCAATGCCTGCAATTGATAAGCGAACGACTATCGGTAAAGCTGAATTTGCATCCTTAACAGCGATGTGTGAAGCCAACAACCAAACGCTTATTGACGTTTCAGATTACGATACTGTAAGGCGTATTCGTGATGCTATTTTTAAGCACCCAACGGCAAAGCAGTTATTTTTAAACGGACTAGCCGAACAAACATTTATGTTCCAAGAGCCTAATACTGGCGCAAATTGCAAAATACGTCCTGATTGGCTGGATAATACTTCGGGGCTGGTTGTAGATTTGAAAACAACCGAGGACGCAACTCCTAATGGGTTTGGAAAATCTGCATGGGAATACAAGTATTATAAACAAGACCCGTTTTACCTTGACGGCTTAGAGGCTTGCGGAAATGACCGTTCGGGGTTTGTTTTTGTAAATATTGAAAAAACAGAACCTTTCAAAATTGGTATTCATTATTTAGATGGTAAAAGCAGACAGCTAGGACGTGACGAATATTTACGTAATTGTGAAACTTACGTTCGTTGTTTGGAAACTGGGATATGGAAAGGTTACGATGAAAAAATAAGCGAAGTATCATTGCCTGCATGGGCGTTTAATAAATAATTTCTAACGGTGGCGACCAACGCAAAATATTATGGCAGAAATAAACGTAATTGGAAAAGTGAAATTTGTAGGCGAGACAATCGATGTCGGTACGTCTGGATTTCAAAAAAGAGAATTGGTCGTTACTACTGACGAGCAGTACCCGCAGCACATTTTAATTAATTTTGTGCAGGATAAATGTAATTTACTTGTTACAACAAAAATTGGTGACCAAGTGAATGTTTCGGTTAATTTAAGGGGTCGTGAGTGGGTTAATCCACAAGGTGAAACTAGGTATTTTAACGACATTCAAGGCTGGAAACTAACTTTCATTCAGCAAGCACCTGTTCAGCAACAACCAGCACCGCAACAACCGACAATGCCAGTTAATCAGGCTACGAGTAATTTTAGCGAAGAAGAAGCGGATGACTTACCGTTCTAATTAAAAACACAATCAATAATTTTAAAAACTTATCACATGAGTAACGAAATAGCAGTATTAAACGAATCACAAGGAGTTTCTGTATTTAACAGTATGGATGCTTTTCAACAGGCCCAAAGAATGGTCGTGCCGTTAATGCAATCAACTATGGTTCCAGAAATTTACCGAGGCAGTGCAGCTAACTGCATGGTAGCGATGGAAATGTCACACCGAGTAAAAATATCGGTTCTGGAGGTTATGCAGAATATGCAAATTGTCAAAGGAAATGTAGGCTGGAAATCAGAATATGTAATTAATAAAGTGAATGCATCAGGATTTTTCGAAGACGCTTTGGAATTTGTTTTTTCCGAAGATAGAGAATCGTGTTATGCAATAGCCACAAGAAAATCAAACGGCAAGCAATTAAGAGGAACAATGGTTACCATGGCAATGGCTAAAGCTGAAGGCTGGTTAGACAAAAATGGCTCTAAGTGGAAAACTATGCCTGAACAGATGCTCATGTATCGTGCAGCAACTTTCTTTTGCCGTGTATTTTGCCCTGAAGTGCTTGCGGGTGTTCAAACCTCTGACGAAATCATTGATATTGGTTATGTTGAGCCTACAAGCAATTCGGCTGTAGAAAAAATCAACAGTACCGTAGTAAACGAGCCGATTGTTTACGAAACGTTCTCGGAAGTAACCGAAACTTATCCAGAAGCGGTTCCAGAAACTCCTAAAACTGAAATTATCGACGACGACGACGATTTTTAAAAATAAAAAACCTATATTTACACTCGATAGGTTTTGGATATTTTTGATTATGTAATTAAACACGCTTTTGGGCGTGTTTTTTTATGTATAAAAAAAACCGATATTAAATATCGGTTTCTGAAAATTTAAAATCGTTTAGGCGGTTTAGCCATCCTTTTAAAAATCGTTTCTGTTCAGGATTATTCCTCACGATGTCGTGAAAGAACTTTTTTCTAGCTTCGAAAACAGCATCGAAAAATTTCTTTTGGTCAACTAAATTAACCGCCATCAATGTTTGGTTTCCTACAGCTCCATCAGGTTCAATTTTTAAAATTCTCTGAGGAATTACAACACCCCATTTTCCACTTGTAAAAACCCAATCAACTAATAAATTAGCCACTGATTGATTTATGATTCTACTGGCTTGCCAGCGGTTCCAATATATTTTCAAAACGCAGCCAAAATCTCTTTCATCCAACAATCGAATATCTTGTACGTCAATATCACCGTCACCGTCTTTATCGTATCCAATTTGTCTCCACGTTCCAATGGTAATTCCCATATTTGTGGCGCCGCCTTTATCGGCTTTGTCGTTTACAAATCCAGCTTCCCATTTCGCTACGATTGGCAATAATTTTTCTATTTTTGCCATCTTTAAATATATTTTACTTCAAAATGAATTTTTATATTTTGCACAAATCCAGAATTATCCTCATCAACTATCAAATAGAATTGAGTAGCAGATAATTTCTTAAATAGAGGTTCTCTAAAATTGGTATCATTAACCCAGTTAACGTCGGAACTCATTGACTCGCAACTCATAGTTACTTTATAGTTCATACCGCTTAAAGCAGGAGCAGTCATTGTCACAAGGTATTTGTTTGCTTGGAATTGCCTTGCATTTAATACACAAGAAGCAATATCTCCTGAACAAGTAAACGTATCGCCTATTGTTCCTGTTCCTGGATTAATTCCAGTTACCCATCCTTTTTTCACAGGCAATTGGTCATACAGGTATTTAGTTCTGTCTCCAAGCTGTTGAGCCTGTAAATTAGCTATGCCAAGCGCACCGCCTTCAACTTGGTCAGTTATTTCAAGTTGGTAAATCCCATTTACCCATTGTGATGTTTCCGTTACGTTCGCCATAATATCAGAATGAAATTGTCCAACTTCCGTTTAAAATAATATCCGAATTCTTGTCAATCAAAGCACGTGTTTTTCGGGCAAAAAGAGTGTTGTCAGTACACAAAATGCCGACTTCACGAATACCTAAGCCGTTACCTTCTAAAGCTCCTAAAGTCCAATCGAATTTCACGCTCGAAATTGTTGGATATGTAACTGCTCCGAGTGCTTTAGTGAATGCTCCTGTTATTGCCGTATCGCTCCCTGCTGGTGCAGTTCCGTTTGTTCCGAATGAAATTTTAGTCAATTGTTTTCCAGAAGTTCCTGCGCCAAGTAAATTAGTCACAGCAGTACGACCACCGTTAACAACTAAATTATTATCGGTGTAAATCTCTAAAATTTCGCCTGTTTTAGCGCAAATTTTTTCGAGATAAAAAACGCCTTTTATTTGTAATTTTTCCATAGGTTATGCTATATTTATGATTAATGTATCGTTTGATTCAATGTATTTTTTCGAACCGTTATAATTGTAAGTACCATTATAGAAAAATGATTTATGATCTAAATTTTCTTCCATTGGAGGCGAATCGTAAATTATATATAATTCATCAAATAATTGATCTAAAGTGTCAAAGATACCAATTGCATACGATATTCCTTCTAAGTAAGAGCGAACATTTTTATATTCACGTATTAATTTAGCCAAATTTGATTGTGAGATACCGTCCAGACCTACCGTGTCGCCCAATTCGGAATCAATAGAGAATCTTGCCCAATCAATCAGCGGATTTCCCATATCGATACCCTCATTTAGAGCAGCGTCAGTATAGCCACATATACGCATTGCTTCACGAATAGCGTAAACAGTTCCCATATAACGCTTCAGTTCAATAGCTCGTTTAATAATCTCCCTACGTTGTGCATCGTTGGTTGCAATTCCGTAGCCCACAAATCCCTCAACATCGAATTGACGTGCCAAAGTTGGTAACGCTGAAGCTGAAACTGAATCGATAACATAAACCAAAAGAGCTTCTAATTCAATTGAATTCATACGTGCTGCAACCATAGCATCGAACGCCGCTAAATGCGGAACGCCTGCAATTGAATCGGCTAAAATATTTTCGTTTGTCTGGCTCATTACCCTACGTTTGTACCGGTTACGGTTACGTTAATACTTGTGATGTTTGCAAATTGCGTTTCTGTTATCACTAAATCAGTTGCAGGCACAGTAACGTTTGCCTTGTAAACACCGTCAATCATACACAATGCCTTTATTTGGTCAATCACCACATCTTGCCCTAATAACTTTCTTCTTCCGTCTCTAAACGCTTCTAAATTTGCTTGAACAACTGGCAAAATATCGCTCTGAACAGCTCCTGCATATAGAATCAATCCAATTGTTATAGCTGTGTTTACAGCCGTTGGCGAAGTAACTACAACTGTATCAGTTAACGGTCTTATTTTATCGGTATTCAAAACAGCCTCTACAGCCTCCAATATTTCAGCTGGTGTTGTTGCTAGATTTGCCATTAAAGGAAAAATTTCTACCGTTCCTGGAATCGGATTCGTTACCGCTACATCAATAATCAATGGAGAAGTTGATTTGGTCCAAAATTCATAAGCCTTGTAACTTCCAGCGTTTGAAAACGCTGAAGGTGCTAATTTTATACGGTCACGTAATTGTTCGTCCGTTTCTTCATCTGAACCGCCTGCCGTAACCGAAGTGTTAGAAGCTGTTGCTAAATATGGTTGTGGATCTAAAATCACAGATACTGTGCCAATAGCGTAATCGTTGGATGCCTTGCCAGCTGTTTGAGCTATAAACGTAGCCGAAACAGTGTCTATTCCAGTCAATACGGCAGTATCTTCTACAAGTTCAAAAACAGCCCTTCCATCGGTTGAATTCACACGTAATCCAGCAGGAATAACAACGTCACCGTGTCCAGAAACAAGCGTTAATAACAATGTTGTTTGAGCCAAAGCAGAAGGTAAACGAACTACTCCAACCAAAACACCTAAATTATCCAACATTGGAAATCTAGCGTAGTCAACAAGATTCTGCAAAGAGGCGTCTTGTATCTGATTCCTAAGCAACAATTCACGATACGCAAACGCATTGATCAAAAGAGTCTCTACTTGTGCAGGTTCTAAAGTTCTGCCTGTTCGTAACTCATAATCAGCAATCATTTCATTAATAATTGTCGTTGCGTCTCTAGCTATGAAATTAGGTGTTGGTATTGCCATTATTATTTTTTTATTTAGTTAATAAGTATAAAACGTAAGAAGATATTACGCCAACTATTATTTTTATAATATTTTTACTAAAAGCAATATTTTCTTTTAATAAAGCAATTTCATCATCCGATTTATCTATCCTATCTTTTATTTCTTTTATCGAATGGATGACCCCAACACCACCAGTATATTGATCTCCAACAATAGCTTTTTTTATATCTTTAATATCTGTAGACAAAGATAAGCTATCTTCTTTTAATAGTTTAAGATGTTGCTCCATTCTTTCAAATCTAGCGTCTGTTTCTTGAGTACTCATAGCAACTTGTTAATGGTGTTAAGATAAAAGTTATGTATAAAAAATAATATATGTTGGTAGATTGCTTGTCTAAGTATATGAAATTTAAAATTATTATCATAAATATACTTAAAATAAACATTCGTTTTATACGGCTATAATAATTTATAAAAATACAAAAATGCATCATTGAAAAATATACAATTATTGTATCTATTTTATCAAATAATTCATAATTATTTTTATAAAAAGATAGATTTGTAAAAAACAAAAAACAAAATAACCAGTTTACCCATATTACTATAGGGAAGTTACTGATTATTTTGTGTAAAAATTTCATTATTCTTCTTTTTTAGGATCTTTAGGTTTTGGT